ACCGCGTCGATTTCTCCAGCGTCAGGAACGGCGAGCTCCCCAGGACCCCTGTCTGCTGGCCGAGCGGCACAATGCGCGTTACAACGTCGGAACCTTCAACGACCTGCTCAACCGACGTGATGAGCGCTACTGATGCTGACGGCGGCACCTCACTGGCGCCGACGGCGATGATGCTCGGGGCGCCACCGAACGAGTTCACGTCGATGGTTTGCGCGACAGAGTTTTCCCGCAGCGAGAGCCCGAAGAGCTCCGCGATAGCCTGCAGCGCGTCCCAGATGGACCGGCCATCAAAGCGGATGCTCAGGGTCGTCGTGGGGCTGGCGATGGAGCCTGATGTCCATCCGGTGCCAGACAGCAGCGTGCTGACCGCGGACGAGAGCGTCACCGCAGAAAACGTCCGCCCGAGCAGAGTGGTTTTCCACGCCAGCGAACGCGCAACCGACCCGCCGGCAACCGTCAGGACCATCTGGTCGCCTCGCTGCATGGTCGAGACCTGCTCGACAAACCCCCGAAAGACCTCTCCCTCGCCGTCAACGAAAAACCGGATCTGTCTGCCGACCGTGACATTGGTGAGCGCGTCCTTCGTGGCGGCAAACTCAGCGGTAAAGGTCGAGATGCGGTCAAGGCTCTGCGTGTAGCTGAGCCTCAGCACATTGACCAGCGGGGGGGCCTCAACAGGCTGTCCGCCATTGCCGTAGAGCCGCGCCATTACCCGTGGCATCAGGCATACCTCGCAAAAAACGACCACTCGACGGTCACGTTTGGCGAGCCGCCCGTCGTCAGGGTGAACGAGTTCGCCCCGGGGACGAGCCGCATCATGCCGACCTGCCCTGACCCAAGCGAGGCAAATTGCCAGTCACTGGCATACGTCGCCCCGTCATCGGTCGACCACTCGACCGCCCATCTGCCAGTGTCGATGCGAATCTCATGGTTGGCGTTGGTCAGGTCGCGCGTCGTCGAAATTGTGAACCCGGTCGTGGTGTTTGCCAGCGAGGGGTCGTTGGTTGGTCCCGCCGAGTTTGCGCGCAGGCGAAACACCACAGCGTCGACAGCGACATCGCCGGGGTTGGTAATCGTGAATGCGTGCGATGTGGTCGTCGCCGTCGTTGACCCCGTTGTCGGGGTCAGAGCCTCCCAGTGTGAGAGTCGCCGGAATTCGAGGTTGACGGGCAGAGTTAGGCCTTGGCCCGGGGACCTGGTAATGAGCGGCATCATCGCCGGCCTGGCAAGCGCCCGGCGCTCGGTCCCGTCAGCGTCGCGCCTGATGAGATACCCTCGACCGATGCGCAGGAGCTTCGCCCGGATTGCTGAGTACTCGGTCTCAAGCGCAGCCTCGGTCGCCCCACGAATCAGCCAGCTAACCCGCTCCGCGGCAGGCGCAAGAGGAGCAACGCCGGTTCCCCATGTGTCGAACGCCCAGTCGGCCGCAGCCACTGAGTCCAGCGAGAGGCGGAACTGCTCGTCGGTCTGCCAGTTGTACGCTGCCCCGCCGAACGTCACGACTTGGGAGCCATCGAGAGACTGGAACCGCACCAGCCGACGCGTCGTCATAGCGTGATCCCCGCACCGAGCATCCCAAACGCGAGCCCGCGCCCCACACTCGCCGCTGCCTCAGGGCTGCTGGCATACACGCTGTCGATCTGCACCGTGACCTGTGGCGGACCGCTCCACCAGCCAGCATTACTGACCGTGTTCGCCCACTGCTGCGGCGTGCCGAACGCCCCGAGATTCCACGGCTCCACCCACGCCTTCAGCACCGGGTCCCACACCATCTCGACCCCGTGTGCACCCCGTGGCGGCTTGCCGCCATTCATCCGCCAGTCGTATTCGCCGGCGGGCGTCAAACCTTCAGGCATCACCGGCCCGGTGGCGCCGGGCGTCCCCCACCCGCCGCTTGGCGCGGTCATGGCGGCTGCGATGTCGCGAGCGAGCTGCGCCGCTGCCCAGTTCGAGACGCCATTACCCTGGTAAAACCCCACCTGCAACTCGTGCAGCCGCTGGCCAAGGGACACGCGGAGGGCGTCATTCCCGACCGCGGCGATGGCCTTGCTAAGGTCGCCGAACATCGCCTCGATGTCGGCGTCGCTCATGACCTTGCCCTTGTCCAGGTTGGTCAGGAGCTTGTCGGCGAGCTTGAGCATCCGCTCGCTGACCAGTGAGACCGTGCTCTTGTCGCTCCCGAGCGGGTCGAGCTGTCCCTTGATTTGCCCGGCCAGGTTGATAATGGCCGCGTTGGCCACCCCTAAACCCTGCTCCAGCTCGACCTGCATGTTGTGGATGGCCTGCTGGATGCTCATGCGCAGGGTGTCGTCCATCACGGCGCCAGCAGCTCTGCTGAGCTGCTCAAAAATCGCCATGATGTCCTCGCGCGACAGCTCGACGCCCTTTTCGAGGTTGGCAGTGAGCTCCGACGAGATACGCGCCATGGCCGCCCGCATCTCGTCGATGATGCCGACCGCAATGCCCTGGCCGATTGGCTTACCGACCTCATCCCGCGCCACCTTGGAGGGCGAGGAGATGCCGAGCGCGCTCTTCACCAGCCCCATGATGTTGTTGGCGGCCTGCTGAATTTTGGATGCAACACTGGGCGATGACATACCTTGGGCAACGCCTTCGCCAATGGCCTGCCCCACCGCCTGCCCGCGCCACTGGGCGGTTTGCTCACTGGCCAAGGCCGCATCCAGGAGCGCCTCACCCGCCTCGCGGGTCGGCTGCATCTGCGAGTAAATGCCATCGGCGATACCATCCCCGATGGCCGTGCCGCTGCGGATGGCGAGCTGATACCACTCCTCCGGTGTCAGGTCGTCACGGAGCAGGTCGAGCAGCTCCCGGAACCGCTTGGCATCTCCATCAGTCAGCGCCCGGTAGGCCTCGCCGACACGCCGCAGGATGTCGATCTGCTCCTCTTGCGTGCGACCGGTTTTCTGCATCGCCTCAAGCAAGCCGGCATACCCCTCCGCGCCCATGGCTTTGACCAGCCACTGCTGCATGCCCTTGATGGCCTCGGCGTTTGACTCGTACCCCTTGCGCTGGGCCTCGATGGCCTCGATCTGGGCCTCAAGGGTGGCCATGTAGGCTTTTTCGGCGGCGGTCAGCGACTCCTTCCGCGCCGCGAGGTCGTCGTATTGTTCCTTGAGGACGGCGAGCTGGAAGCCCAATGCCTGGTATTCAGGGTTGCTTGCCGCGAATCGATCAGCCAGCTTCTTGAGGGCCGAATCAAGCCTATCAGCCCCGCCGGCCGCCTCGACAAACGCCGCACCGAGGTCCTGATACGTCGGCGTCGATGATGTGGTGAGCCAGGCCGCCTCCCTCGTCGCGTCCTGCATGTCCTTGTAGCGCTGGATGAGCAGGTCGTTCGAGCTGGCCAGTGAGCGGTTGATGAACTCGTGCTGTTGCATCACCGCGACGATGTTCGTCTCGGCGTCGAACACCTTCTGCAGCTCTGGCGGGAGCTGGCGATACACGTCGGCCAGGACGAGCGCGTCCACCCCCTGCTGTCGCATCCACCTGCCGGTGGCAGCAACGCTCTCCTTAAGCGTCTCCATCTCGATGCCAAGCTCGCGCGCCGCTTTGCTCGGCTGCTGCCATGCCGGCAGCCCCTTCTCCATCACGTCCGTCGCGGCCTTCTGGGCCTGCTCGAAGGCTTTGGTCTTCTCAGTGAGCAGCCCCATCACCACGGCAAACTGATTCGCGTCTTCGCCTGCAGCCCGGAGCCGCGTCTCAATCTCTTTCATCGCTTCAGCAGCGCGCTTCTGCCCGGCAACGTCGCCAAACAGCCAATCCATCAGCCCGTGGCCGCTCGTCTTTTGCAACAGCAGGTCAAGACCGAGAGCAAGTGCCCCAATGCCGGCGGTGACCCCGGTCAGCCCCGCCGAGAGCGTTAGGGTGCCTGCCCGCAAGGCCTTGAATGCGTCGACCAGTGCCATCGTCGCCTTCGTCGCCGGCCCGATGGCGATGGTCAGCGCCCCCATGCCGAGCGCGAGCGCCTGCGTGGAGGATGGGAGCCCGCTCAGGACGTTGACCACCTGCGTGGCGCCGCCGGCCACATCAGTCAGTGCCGGGACGACCATCCCCCCGATACCGATGGCCATCGTCTCCAGGGAGCCCTTGAGCTCTTCGACCTGGCCCTTGAGGTTGCCCATCCGCTGCCGGGCGACCTCGGAGGCGTCCGTGTCGCGCATCTTGTTGGAGAGCGCCTCGAACTCCTCGCCCGTCATGCGCATCAAGCCAGCGGCGGTGCGGTAGGCGTCGTTGCCAAAGATAGTCTTGAGCGCGACGGTCTGCTGCTGCTCGCTCAACCCGCCGAGCTTGTCGTGCAGCTCCTGCACGATCTCTTTCATCGGCTTGAGCTGGCCCTGCGCGTTGTAGAAGCTCAGGCCAAGCTCCTCCATCGTCGCCTTGGCCTTTTCGCTGTTGCCACTCAGCGCCGTGAGGAACGTCTTGAACGACGTTCCGGCGTCGGCGCCGGACGCGAAGTACTGCGCCGTGGCCGCAATGGCAGCGCTGAAATCTTGGAAACTGACGCCGGCCGCCGCCGCCACGCCACCGCCTTGTGCAATGGCGAGCCCAAGGTCCTCGACGCCGAAGCGGGAGACGTTCGCCGCCCCGGCCAGCCGGTTGACCACGTCGGTGAGGTCGCTGGTGCGGAGCTCCCACACGCTCATCGCCGTGGAGGCGATGTTGGCCGCGGTCACCAGGTCAGTCCCGCCCGCCGCGGCGAGGTCTGCCGCCGCCCTCGCCGCCCCACCCATGATGTCGCGGGTGGCGATGCCGTTGGCGGCAAGCACCTCCATGGCGCCGGCCGCCTGGGAGGCCGAGAACATCGTCTCGGCGCCAATCTTCTTGGCCTCATTGATGAGGCCAGACATCTCGTCCTTGGTGGCGCCCGCAACCGCGCCAACCTGATCCATGGCGTGCTCGAAGTCCATCGCCGTCTTGACGGCCATCGCGAAGCCGCCAACGCCAGCAGCGCCCAGGCCGAGCAGCGCGGTCTTGGCCGCGTTGCTCGCTGAGAAGAGCCCGCCCTTGATCTCCTCGCCAAGGTCGCGGATTTCCTGGCGCGCCCCGCCGGTGTCCGCCTTGACGACAACCCGGACTTCGTTAGCCATTGCCAATCACCCCCGCTTCCTCCAGCAGCGCCACATGCCGCAGCACCCACGCCGGCGCCTCGGCCGCCGTGTCAGGCGTCCACGCGGGATACAGCCGGCAGAGCCTGTGCAGCATCATGGCCTCCTCTAGCTCGGGAGGGATGACGATAGGGCGGCCAGTGTCGGGATGGGGTCCGCCCGGGGCGGCTCGCCAGAGGGCGAGCTCCCGGGCGAGGTGGGGTCCACCCCGCTCACCGCCTGCCGCCACTGCGGGATGAGGCGGATGCAGAGGTCAGCGGGGAGCATGGTGAGCATGGCCTCAGCCGTGCATTCCACGGGCTCCCCGCCAACCTCGGCATTCCATGATGGTTTGACGGCCTCGAACCACTCGCGGAAGAGCAGCTCGAATGCCTCACCGCCGTCATCGTCGGCGTTGGCCACCTCCGCCGCCCGCCGCTGGATGCGAAAGAGCGCGCGGATGGGGACCGTCGCAGAACAGCGGATTTCGAGGCCTTTGTACGGGCCATCGAATTCCAGGACGACTTCGCGCGGTAGCTCGAAGCCCATCGCTTAGCTCCAGGCCGGGACAGTGCCGTCGGCGAGCTGGCCGGGCGCTGACCACGTCAGGCCGCCGCCAGCCTCGCGTGACATCGAGTAGTCAGTGAAGAGCACTTCCGCCGCGATGGTCTGGCCGCTGTGGGTGATGGTGACCGTCCGCCCTACCTGGTTAGCCGCGAGCGTCCGGTAGTTCTTGAGCACGGCATGCGACGCGTTGGCGGCATCGTTGAAGATACCGTTGAGGGTCACCGAGAAATCGGCGAGCAGGTGGATGCGCTCACGGGCAGACTTGTCCACGCCCGTGACGTCCTGCACGTCGCTCGGCATCGCCCACTGGAGATTGGTGATGTCGTTGCTGATGTTGCGCTGGGTGCCGGCCGAGTCGTCGACCTGCACCGACAGCCCAAGCCCGCTTTCCTTAGCCATTGATTAGCCTCCCTGCGCGATGCGCGCTGTCGTGAAACTCGTCCCGCCAGCTCTCCCAGCGGGGGTGTCGGATAAGCCGGCCGCGCCTCTGCTGGAGGTACTCCGGCTCCCGCTCGACGGGCAGGCGATGCTCGCGGAAGCACCGCTGGCCCGGCTCGAAGACATACGCCTCCAGGCCGGCCGGCTGCCCCACATCCTCGCCACGGGCAACCCGGTACCGCCGGCCCGACCGCTGCACTGCCATCCGCAGCTCGGGGTAACGCGAATGACTCGGGTCCAGGAGCGTCACCCATCCCTGCAGGTAGTGCACGCAGTCGACCTCCTCGCACGTGGCTTCGCGCCAGTGCGTCGGAACCGGCCGCCGGATGGCGAATATCTCCACCGCTACACCTCAAGCGGTTCGCGGGTGAAGACCACCACGAACTTGAGCTGCGAGAACGTCCCGGTTGTCCGCACCCGCAGGTAGCGCTCCACCGCCGCCGTCTTGGACGCCGACTTCGCCACGTAGGCACCCGGCGCCGTGAGCGATGTGAACGAGGTCAGCGTGGCCCACGGGTCGCCACCGCCGTCGTCCTGCGACTCCTCGATGAGCACCGTGGGGTTGCCCGACGTGAGGCTGATGACCTGGAGGTACGCAGCCCACCCGGTCGACGTTCCCGCGCCATTGTCCAGCGAGGCACCGGCGGTGGCATTCGCGTCCGTCCGGATGCCCGGCGTGAGCTGCGTGCACCAGTCCAGGCCGTTGCGCCCGCTCAGACACTGGACGGTGAACGTAAGGCCGCCCGCGGCCTCGCGGCTCCAGTCGAAGTTCACCTGCCGGGCGACCATCGCCGCCGCGTGGTTACCCAGCCCCTGCCCGCGCAGGTAGGTGACGATGCGCTCCTCCGGCGTGCGCGGTGTTTTCAGTGCTGTGAAAACGGCACCCGGGTCGACCCGCCAGAAGCCGGTGAAGCTGATTTCCCCATCCGCAAGACCGTAGATGCGCTCCCGCCCACCGGACGAGATGGCCGTCACGTCGATGGCCTCGGAGCTCAGCCCGATCTTGCTGATGGCCCCCACATCACCGCTCGCGTCATACCCGGCGACGAACAACCGGTCGCCGATACCACTCTGCTTACTCACTGATGGCCTCCCCCTCGTAGTCGTCGACGAGCACGTCGAAAAGCAACTGGTGATACAGCGGCGCCGGCTGCCCCCCGACCGCCACACCGTCCGCCAGCGGGGCGATAACCCGCGATGCCGGGGTCATCGTCAGCCGCGTGACCAGCCCACCAAGCGTCGAGTCTGCCCGCAGCGCCGTCTTGACCGCCCGCAGGGTGTCGGCCATCTCCACATCCAGCCGCTTCACCTCGCTCTGCGCCGACCTGGCCACCCACGCCAGGACCACACCGAAGCGGTGCGTCGTCATGACGTTGGCAAGCGTCTCCTCCTCGGAGTCCTCCCCGTCCCACCACACGGCCGCCAGCCGCGAGACATCTGGCGCCTGGAGGCCGACACCCGTGACAACCACGTCGAACCGCTTCCGCCCGTACGGGCCCGTCTGCGCCGCCACAGCGTCCAACTTGGCCTTCAGCGCGTCGATGACGTCCTCGATGGCAATCACGACAGCGCCTCCACGATCGGCGGGGCGAAGATGCCCTGTGTCTTTACCTTGTTGAGCGCGTAGATGGTCCGGGCGTAGAAGTCGCTGGTCCGCCGCAGCCGGCGCCCTTTGCGCTCGCCGAACGCCAGCCACGAGCGCGTCGGACGGTTGTTGTGGCTCTCCAGCACGCTCCGGTGCCAGATGCGGCGCTGACGTACTTTGCCTTTCTTTGTCGTATATGTCTCAAGGCCGCCCCGCCGCACCGAGATCACGCCACCCCACACGTCGGTTGGCGTGATGAACACGTACCCCGCCGTCCCCGGTTTCCTCCGCTGGATGACCCGGATGCTCGAAATCGTCCGCCCCGTGCGAACCAGGTGGTAGTTGAGCATCGAGTACTTCATCGTCTCGGCGCCAATTTCACCGAGCGCCAGCAGCCCCTGGGCAACGGCATCGTGCATCCGCTTGCCGGCGTCTGGCTGAAAGAGCGGACCGGACACGTCGACCTTGACCAGGCTCATGCCACACCCACCCGCCGATAGGTCACCAGCAGCGACCGGATGGCCGCCCACGCGGTGGACGACCGTGACTGGAATCCAGACACGCCACTGCCGCCTACATCGGTCATCACCACCGAACCCTGGTACCCCGACAGCTCATCCCAGCTCATCCGCCCAACCCACGCGAGCAACGCCCGGGTCAGTACCGGGGGAGGCTCCACCACCGACACCGCCGCTGCTGTGTGGCTGGTCGCGGTCGTGCCATTGATGCCGCGCTTCACCGTGACCGTCGAGCCGCTGACCGCCTCCACCGCCATCCGCTCAGCGCCGACCAGGATGGTGTCGCCCGGCCAGATGATGTCCGTCACCGGCCCGCTCATGGTCAGCACGGTCGCCGAGGCGTCGGCGGTCAGGGTCACCCCCGTCGAAATCACCCCATGCGGGATGCCCAGCGTCCCGGTCAGCTTGAGCGCACGCGGCCACGTGGGGATTGCGCCGAGCGCACCACCCGGCAAGAGCCGGATTCGCCAGTAGGGCTTGCCCACATCCGGGCCCTCGGTTGGCTCCATGACGTAGTCAGAGCTCGTCAGCGTGAGGTCGTACGTACCGTCCGCGTCCGTGTCCGCCACCAGCGAATCCACCGAGACGACCGGCGTCGACAGGTAGGCCACCCTGCCCCACTCATTCGCGGGGCAGGGGCGCGTGAGCGAGATGTACGTTTCGCCCTTTCGCTCGTAAGCCGGGTAACCGATGTAGTTATCGACCGCCCGGCTCATCTGCTCGGCGATGTCGAGCAGGCGCTCGTCCTCGCCCGTGTGGTCCGAGCCAAGGTTCGCCGCGCGGCGGAGCTGCGGGAGCCGGGCGTAGAGATTCATCGCCGGCGCCCCCTCGGCGCCGGCCGCGTCACGCTGCCATCAGCAGTCTGCTCCTCACCACCTCCGCCAGCAGCGACCGGCTCAAACGACCCCGGCGAATCACGCAGCAGGAACTCCGCGAACTCGTCGGGGACGCTGATGGTCTCGCCCTTGCGATAGGCCAGCGGGCCGGCCTGGTAGTCTGCCACCACCCGCAGCTCAGCCATCCGTCACCTCCAGAGCTGGTGGGAGGGGGGCTCTCCCCCAGACCCCCCTCCCACCGGGTGGGGTTAGTCAGACGTCACGTTGTACACGCCAGCCGCGACATCGGCGCCCCAGCGCTGGAAGCCCTGCCGCGTGTACAGCTCGATGAGGAACTGGTCGGTCCGCTGAACCCGGTCCATGAACATCTGCATGCTCCGGTACTCGCCACGGAGCCAGCCGCGCACGTTCACGACCGTGAGCTGGCCCAAGGTGTTGTTCGCCGGGGTGGCCGAGAGCTTCCCGTCCGCTTCAGTCTTGGCGGCATACGCCGGAGAGATGACCGGGATGCCGAAGATGGACCCGACCTGGCCGGTCAGGATGCTGGCCTGCGGTCCGAACTTGTCGACCGTCAGGAATTCCGGCAGGAGCATGAGCTTCGTCACGAGCCCCCGGTTGACCACGATGCGGAGGTTCTCCCTGTCGCTTGCCCAGTCGATGTTGTCGAGGGCGTTGACCGAGTTGCCGAGGCCCGCAAGTTTGGCGATGGCCGCGGCGATGTTGGCCAGCGTGATGCCGCCGCCGGTGCCGTTCACGCCGTTACCGGCATCGTCCACCAGCCAGTAGTGGCGAATGCCGTCGAACGCCAGGTAGTGCCGTGACGCGGCCGGGGCTGCGTCGTCGCTGTTGATGTTGCCGGTGCCCGCGTTGGTCGTGTCGCCGTTGTAGACGGCGCTGCCGAGATAGAGCGCGTAGGCCTCGCCAAGCTTTTGTCGCAGGAGCTCCGCAAACCCAACGATGGAGTCCTCGTTGAGTTCAGCGCTCCAAATCTGCTGAATCGTGAATTTCTTGGCCGTGAGCGTCCGGCGCCCGGTGCCCGTCTTGCTCGTCGCGTACGGCGTCGCGTTGGCATCCACCGACTCGCCCACGAGCAGCATCTCCGGCAGCGAGCCGTCGATGGGCACGTAGGTCGTCGGCGCCGTCATCGTGATGGACGGGATGGCCGCCAGCAGCGAATCGCGATTGCGGGCCGCCTGCCAGAGGTCCTGCACGTACTGCGCACCGACAAGCTCAGCACCGAACCCGGTCTCCTGCGTGTCCATGGCGCGGGTCCGAGGGGCGGTCATCGCATCGTCCGAGACCGACTCCCGCACGACCTGCGGGGGCGGAAGCAGCTCGAACATGTACGCCCGCCACACCCGCTGGAGCTCCTCGCTCATCTGGATGTCGACCGGGCGCTCCCGCAACTTGCGGGCCCCCTCGATGAGCTGCCCAACCAGCTCAAGGTTGGCCCGGATGCGCCGCTCGTTCTCCTCGCGGCCCTCGTCGTTCCTCCACCAGAACGCCTCGTGCGCCGTCCGAACGCGGTCCGTCGCCGCAGCCCGCACGCCCGGCAGCAGCGACGTATCGCGCTGCACCT